CTTTTGAGCCATATAGAAAGCCAATCCAGCCACCATACAAGGTAATAGGCGAAAGGGAATATCAGGCTCTACCGTTCCATTAGATCCAGCATCTTGAATCCTACGCAACCTCCAATACACAAAGGTATACGGACCACCGCCAGCATCGGGTGTGGGCCAAACATTAATAGAAGGGAGGTTCTGTATCGTAATTGCTGCACCTGTCGTATGACTTGCGGCAGTAGTACCGTTTTGACCACGGTAGCAGTTTGTTAACACATTTCCTACTACGTTTGCATAGCTAATTGTTTCGTTATCAATTTTAATAAAACCACCGATAGGAAGGGCGCTGGCGTCACTAACTGTAATAGATGTGGTCACAGCATCAATCGTGCCGTTTAAGGTCACAGCGGTCGCATTAGACTGTCCTGACTGGCGATTAAACCAGACCTGAATAGGGCGTCCAGTGGTCAGCTTATTGGGGATCGTAGAGTAGGTGGACTCTGAAATACGGCTGATATTGATGTCTATTTGATTACTTTGAACACCGTTATTCTGACGAATTACATGGTCTAAAAGGTCAATAGTATTAACGGGAACAGGATAAATAGCCTGTCCAGTCACCATTGCAATCTGTCCTTGCTCAATAGTCCATAGATTAATACCACGGTTAGCCCACTCTACCGTCAATAGGTTCAAGGATCTGCGGGCAGTCCGCATATCGTAACCAGTACGTAATTCCGTACCACAACGCTCAAAAGCCTCTTCAATTAGGTTATTGAGGTCTAAATTAAAGGCTGTAGTTCCTGAAGTAGTCATTACTTAACCTTTCGATACGGCTTTACTTTTGCTTTTACCTTTTTGGGCTGCGGCACGAACTGCTGCCCCCGTGCTTTTCCTGCTCGTTTTGCTTTGGTTGTTGCTGCGTACTCCTGCGGGCTTAGTGCTTCGATTGCTTTTTTTGGCAGGTATCTTTCGCCCGTCTCGGACGACTTCTTCCCTGACTTGGTTGTCCACTTCTGGTCTCCCCAAGCCTTTAAAGAACGCTGTGACTTTGCCAATCCACTCATTTATAGCCACCGCCAGCCGCCTTATATTTTTTAGCTAGGAGTTGTGCTTTCCTAGCAGACCATTGACCCGCTGCCGTGCCATGCGTGGCAGACGCTTTAATCTTGTTAAATAAAGCTTTCCGCATACTAGGTTTCGTATAGTTACCAGCTTTATTAACCGTACCGCCCTCTTTATATTGCGTAAAGTCAGTATCATCCCTACGAGCTTTCTTTTTAGCCTTTGGCATCTTAGAAGGAGATATGGCACCCATGCCACGAGAAGGTCTCATGCTCTGGTTTTTCCCCGAATAGCACAGCCATCAGCCCGTTTAGACGCAGAAGATACTTTACCGCCAGACTTATAGCTGGTAATTCCAGCTTTTCTACGCAGATAACGTGTTACATCAGACAGGTTATATCCTTTAGTTCCCTTTAGGAATGAAGGCTCTTCTTTCTTTGATTCTACTTTTGGAGCTGCTTTAGGTTCTGCTTTAGGCTCTGCCCTTGGCTTGGCTCTTGGTTTGGCTTTTGGAGCTTCTCTAGTTTCAATTTCAGGAGCAGGTTCTTGCATCATCTGTGCATAATCCATTGCTCGAATACGAGTATTTTCATCAATCTGTGGATTTGCACCCATCTTTGACTGAAACTCTACATCTCCACCTTCTTCAAATTTACGCATTTTTTTTACTTTGCCGCCTTTTTTATACTCATACGGGGTTTCTGGTTTCATTCCTAAACCCTGTTTGTACATACGACCATAGTTACGCAAACCTTTTGCTGCATTACTTTCACTAATATCTGAAAGTTCTGTTTCACTAATAGGGTTGGCTTTTAATGTTTTAGATAAACTTGCGTCATCCATCATTTTTTTAGATTTTGGGTTTTTCATTTCATCAGAATAAGATTTCATGTTAGCAAGCTCCACCGTATTTCATTTTGACCATTTTTCCTTTAGATTTGCCTTTAGTGGCACATCCATCAGCCTTAGATAACTGACCAACCTTACCTCCACCAGCCATTTTATGCATACGCTTTTCATGGGCTTTTACTTCTTTCTTAGCTACAGTTTTGCACTCAGCCATACCGCCTTTTTTCATGCCTTTAGCTTCAGCCATTTCATGCTTAATCATGGACTTTGGAGCGCCCTTTTTTTTCATAAACTCTACTTCTTTTTTAACCATCATCTTAGATTCTTTCATCTCACCACCCCGTTTAAACGTTTTGCCTTTGTCGGCAGTTAAAAATTCCTTCCCAATAGAAGAAGGCACTCCTGCTTTTTTGGCAAACTTTGGGTTATTTGCCACTGCTGCCATGAAGTTGTGTTGTTTTTTTGACACACTAGGCATTTATTTTCCCCTGAATAAGCTGGTCAATTTTGATTTCAAGCTTGTTAAAGCGTTGGTCAATATGAGCCATAATTTTGTCAATTTCTGCTTGAGTAACGTTATCACGAGCTACCTCCTCACGGGTTTTATTTAATAGGATGTTAAGACGTGCCAATTCAGCAGACTTTTCTCTTGCCCAAAGTCCAACAAGAACTCCTGCTAATGATAAGCCTGCGTTCCATAGCATTAAAAACTCAGGACTCATACTATTTTTCCCTTGGTCTTACCACGGATTTCACATCCACCACCACGAACAGACCCGCCTTCTTTGCAGTTCCAAGCCCGCAAAGACTTATTGATGCGGCTATTTGGGTCATTAGCTGTTTTAGCAGAAGTCAGCTTCTTTTTCATGCCTGACATCCTTGCACAAAAAGACTTCTTTCTTGCTCCACCTTCAGGTTGTGGACGCTTTAAACCAGGTTTGCCAGGATTAGCTGCATTGTATGAAGCCCTTCCTTTAGCGTTTAAACCGCCACTAGGGTTTTTACCTTCTTTGCGTTGCCATGCTGGAGTCTTAGCCATTATGCGACATCCTTTTTAGAATCTACTGGACGTAATAGTGGGTATAGATACTCTTCTCCAAACGAACCTTCAAACTCTGTAATACCCATGTGGTTGAGCTTAATTGTTGGGTCAATCCATACCTCAAATCCATGCTCACTAGCACGGTCGCAGAAGTTATAGTCTTCGCCTACATAGCCTTCTGGGGTAGATTTAAAGTCAAAGAAGGAATAGCAAAACTTGTCTTCGTGCTTGTTTTGTACACGATCATCAAAGTATTTCCACTCAGGGTGGTTGTCTCTAAGTGTCTCAAACACTTCTCTACGGATCAACATAAACGCAGTAGCAAGCCGTTTAGCCTTAACTAATCCGTAGGCGTTCATGTAAATACCGCCTTCTTCATCTTGATCTAGCGTAGAAATGTATACCTGACCCTTTTTGCGAGCAACAGGAACACCACCTACGATACCCTTTTTGGGATCCATATTCCAAGCCATTAAGCGGAAAATGTCGTTTGGATCAAAATTAATGTCTGAATCAATAAACATTAAATCCGTGCAGTCAGTAGCTAAAAAGTCTTTAGCAATGAGGTTTCTGACACGGGAAACAACAGAGCATCCAGAGATGTTGCATATATGGATTTCTACTCCGTGTTTAGGAGCTTCTACGCAAAACTGAGCCAGTGAAATAGCTAGTTTTACCGAAACTTTAAAGTCGTAAGCGGGAAGACCAATCATAATCTTCCTGCCTACTAAGTTAAAAGAACCTTGCGCTTGTAGTGGTTCAGTCATTTTTTATCCGTAAAAGACAACTACAGAAGCCGTATCAGTAACGGTTCCGTGTAGATTGGTTTCAACCAAAATACCCTCACCAGGAATAATAATGTTGTACGCCCCGTTGGTTGAGCCAGCAGGTGTATTAAGGGTTAATAATATGTTTCCACCAGAACCACCGTCTCTAAATACAACAGATCCAGTATTTGTTCCTGAAACGACATATAGACCTTTAATACGGATTCTGCCTAAATTAGCAGGAGTTCCAGCATTATTAGTAACTTGCCCAGTAGACGTTAACGGTGCTGAGGCTTGTACATCAGTTTGCATCGCCATAATTAATCTCCAATAAGTTAAAGTGGACTAGGGAAAACCCTAGCCCATGAGAT